TTAAATCAACACGTCTAACTCCTATTGCATCAATATCTGCTGTTCCTGCTAAAGTTTCAGTATCTGTTTGAGGCACCCCATCTACATATAGTGTAATTTTGTCAGATGCATCTCTAGAAATAAGTATATAATTATCACCAAAAGTAGTTCCACCATTTAAGGTTATATCAACCTGACTGTTATCTATTTTAATTCTCATTTGACTACTCGTAGTGTATTTAATAAATTCACCTGCTGTAGTATTATCAGCTAAAGGAACTCCACCTGCTGTAGTCATTTTAATTCTCATACCAATTAAAAAGCTATCATCTAAAGAAATTTGACCAGTAGTTTGAAGATTATTAGTATCAGCAGAAACGAAAGTTAAAACTCCTGTTGAAGCATCATAAGCAGGTTGCTCTGTTGCTGTTGCTTGTACCATATCAAAACTGTTAGTAGAACTATCAGCCCAAGCAGAAACATCAGAACCATTTAAAGTAATTCCTGTTTTGTGTTTATACCAAGCAATTAGCTTACTGCTACCAGCAGGTGTCCATTGTCCATAAGGCTTATTAGTACTTAAACTTAATCCTAATTTTAATGCTAACATATTCTATGTAGTAGGTCCTTCATTATAACCAATCCCAACACCACTCGTTAGAGTTATTGCCGTGATATTCATAAAAAGTGTCGTTCCAGCCACCATAGTAGTCTGTAAAGCTGCTTCACCTGTTGCATCAGCCACAGTTATTGCAGATATTACACTTTCAACAGGAAAATAAACACAATACCAATCTTTACCTGATTGTGCTGCTGTTGTAAATATTTCTGTGCTTCCGTTTTTTCCTAATTGCTCTACTAAAAGCTGTTGTACGTTTTCTATTGCCATTTTTTTATTTATTTATTGTCCGTAATATATATAATTTGTTCCTGAAGCAGGTGCGTTCTGAGTATATTGAACCTGCTGTGTTCCATCTTTTTCTGCTACATACATCTTACCCTTTGTAACTAATCCTTGAACTACTCCGTGAGTAGGTCCTACTGGTAATACATCATCTTCTGTTATAGGTGCGTTTCCTCGACTTATAGCTACTGCTCCTGACCAACTAACTTCAAATACTTCGTATTTCCAATATCCAGCAGGTAAAAAATTAACAGCACCTGTATAAACGTCTTTGCTTGTATTATAAGTAAAATCAAATTTTGTATATCTATTATACATAACATAAGTGGTTGGATAAGCATATTGTACTGATTTATCCATATCATTAGTAAATTTTACTAAGTGCCTTATCATACTTGAATCAACTGATGTATCAATTCTATTGTCCTCAGTTTGTACTGTAAAAATTAAATTAGTTTCAGTTATTGCTTGTATCATACTATATAATAGAAAAAGTCTGTTTTTATTTGTCTTATGTTAGTATGTAAAAGAAAAAGGTGGACAAAAGCCCACCCTAATCAAGAATATATGAAAACTACTAATTATTTTCAATAACAATTAATATTAATTATCATCAATTGTAAGACCTGAGATTCCTGCATTAGAAAATGGTGCGCCTCCTGCAGCTACATCTTCTAGCATAGCAAATGGCTCTGGCTCTAAACCATCGAAGGTAAGAGTATATCCATTTCTATCTCCAAATGCTGCTCCAGAGTCCATAGTTCCTGCATTTAATTCCATTCCATTTATCATACCCATACAAACAATTACATCATTACCTGTTGCTGTATGAGTTTGGTTAAGTTGAACAAAGATTCTTACTTTTGTTGCTCCTAACAACTTTATCTCGTTCTGATCCTCTTTAGTCAGTCGGTTAAGTATAATATTTACTGTTGGTGTATAAAAAATAGTTCCGTTTTCACGACTACCTGTTATAGTGTCCGTTAGACTTGCAACGCCTAATGGCATTGTATATCTATAAATAGTAGATGATTGAAAGTTTATAGTGTCAATTTCTAAAGGGTGAACTGAATCATAAGCCCAGTCTGCTCTTGCGAAATCATCATAAACTGAAAAATAAACGAATTTTATTCCACCTGAAATTCTATTACAATCAAGTCCTCTACCTTTTGTTAATGCTGTACACGCCATAGTTATTTATGTTTTAAGGTTAAAGGAGCAAGGGTTTTTACACCCCTGCTTCTTGTAATTTGTTTTATGATTGTCTTACGATATCAGCTCCAACTCCTGTTTGAACACCTGCAGAATATCTAGCTACTAAACGCATATTATCAGACCCGTCTAATTGAGCCATATCCATCAAAGTAATTCTAGTTGCATCCGATAATAGGTCAGTTCCAAAGAAAAGGTTAGACTTTTCAGCTGCTACTAATTGATTGTCAGCCATACCTGGACAAACTGCTATCTTATAGCCTTCGAATACTGGCTCATAGTCACCATTCATTTGATAAGCATTAACATATCCTAATGTAGATACTGCTGATATGTATATTGCATAAGTCTTAGGATTCATATAAATATGTAAGTCCTCTTTTCTTAATATTGCTGAAACATTAGCAGCCATACTTTCTGTTAAACCTTGTAAGTTAGCAATAATGTTACCTGTCGTATAAGCACCTGTAGCTGCATCTTGAATTACAGTACCATCAACACCTGGTAAAAGTAAACCTGTTACAGCTCCTAAGAATCCGTTGAATTTCCCTGCTACTGCTGTTCCTTCCCAAATACTTTCTTCAGTTGCTTGTGCTATGATTTCTCCCATATAAGAGATTACATAGTCATCGAAAGATGCTGGAGGTGGTGCTCCTGCTCCTGCTCTCATTTGTAATGCTTCCCAAGAATCCAAAAGTGTGCTCTTACACAAATCCAAATTGATTTGTAGATTTTTTGGTTCTAAAACTTTTTCAGTAAGTGCTAATGTACCTGCTTCATTAAAGTTACAAGTTGCATCTGCAACCACTCCTGAACCTGCCATTCTTTGAATGTTAGACTTGAACTTGATATTTTCTATCATAGTTAAGTAGTCTAAACTTGTCGCTTCTTTTAAAGCTGCCGAAATATAAAATCCGGCTGCCTTCCCTGCGAAATTTGATGTTGTAGTTAACGCCATTTTTTTGTTTTTTTTTAGTTAATATTATTTATTTAAATTGTATAAAAATCTTTCTTGCCTAGATAGTTTTCTGTATTCTTTATTTGATAATACAGATTTTTCTGAGCTAAATTTATTTACGTTAATTGGTGTATCAGCAGGACTAGCTGCTAATTCTGTTTTTAGTTTTTCATTCTCAGCTTTTAGGTTTTCTAATTCATCTTCTGCTGAAAATTCAACTACTTCAGTTGTTTTGATTGACTTAGGTGTTGCTTCATTTGTAGTTTCTTCTTCAACTACTTCTTCAGTCATTTCTACTTCTTCTGAATCTCTTTCTCCTAGTCTTGCTTTAATGTCAGCAATAGCATCCATTAAGTTATCTACCTTGTCTTTCATTTCTTCATAAGACTTAGCCCAGTCTGCTTTTTCTGCATCTGTTTCTGGGAAAGCAAATTCAACAGCTTCAGCCATCTCGCTGTATTCTTCTTTTTCTTTTCTTGCATCTACTTCTTCTTCAGTATCTTCTTCTTCAGTTTCAGATTCGATAACCTCTCCAACAATTCCTTCTTCTTCTACTCTAAAAGATACACCTGTATCTGTCTTATAAGTTCCAACAGGTAATAAGATTGTAGTTCCATCTTCTGTAAGTACAGAGATGTCCACGCCTGCTTCTAATTCCTCAGCAGTAGAGACGAAAATTGTACCATCTTCAGACTTTGCTTGCCAAGCTAATTTAA